TAGTGATAGCTCTATTGAGAACAACATAGAAGCTAATGCTCGTAACTCCAAGGATCAGGCTGACGAGTCAGTGTTTGATGATATCCGTGATGATCAGGGTATGCAGGAAGTAACTGTCATTGAGGGTTACGTTAAGGTTGACTACGATGGTGATGGTATCTCAGAGCTTAGGAAGGTCACAGTAGTTGGAAAAAGTGTTCTCTCTAATGAAGTCGTTGATCGTAAACCATTCCATTCTATTACTCCGATCCCTCTTCCTCATAAGCTGCATGGTCTTGCTGTTGCTGACTTGGTGAAAGACCTTCAGCTTATTAAGTCCACTCTTATGCGTCAACTCTTGGACAATATGTACTCCCTTAACAACGGACGCTTTGAAGTTGTAGAAGGAATGGTTAACCTTGACGATCTCCTTACTAGCCGTCCTAATGGTATTGTGCGTGTTAAAGCCCAAGGTAGTGTTAAGCGTCTTGATCAACCTGCCTTGGATCAGTCCAGTTTCAATATGCTTGGTTACATTGATAACCTGCGTGAAGAACGCTCTGGAGTTTCTAAGAACACTAAGGGCCTCAACGAAGGAGCCCTAGCATCTCACACGAGTGGTGCGGCTGTCAACCAAGTGCTCAGTGCTGCTGAACAACGCGTTGAACTCATTGCTCGTGTGTTTGCTGAAACAGGTGTTAAGAGCCTCTTCAGAGATATCTACCACCTTGCAGTTGAGTACGATACCAAGGAGAACTTTGTTGAGCTCCGTGGTGGTTACGAAACTGTAGACCCTTCCCGCCTTAAGAAGCGTTGGGACATGGTGACCAAGGTTGGTTTAGGTCGTGGTGATAAGGAGAAGAGACTCCTCCAGCTTTCACAGTTTGGACAAGTCCTCGCTCAGGTTGCTGCACAAGACCCGAAGCATAAGTTAATCTCTCCACAGAATGTCTACAACTTTGTCAAAGAGTATCAGAGTAACACAGACCTACCAAAGAACGTAGAGTTTATTACTGACCCAAGTACTCTTGGCCCTGAGCAACTAAGCCCACCTGATCCAACTCTCCTGCTAGCACAAGCTACTATCAAGAACCAGGAGCTTGAGTTGAAGATCAAGGAGAAGGAGCTTATGCTTAAAGAGCTCAAGATCAATGAGGATATTCGTCTTAGGGATGATGAGAACAAAGCTGACTTCATCATCGATAAAGAGAAGAATGATATCCAGAGGAGCAAAGCTACTTAATGCCTAAGGACAACAAGGAACGAGCAGACAAAGCTGAGAGACTTCTAAATGATCCTTTGTTCAAGGGAGCCGTACAGGAAGTCAGTGAGCTATTTATACAGGAGTGGGTTAATGCTCCTGCAAGAGACCACGAGGGGAAAGAGTTCCTCTGGTGTAGTGTGAAGGCTCTTAATGCCGTAGTCAACCAGCTTGAAAGTTACGTTAACACTGGCAAGCTAGAGACTAAGCAGACAGAGATGCAATATAAAACTTAGTATAAGGAATTAACACTATGACGACCAACCCCGTTAACGAGGGAGTCGCCAACGAAAGTACCGCTAGTACTTCAGAGGCTAACTCCGTGGATGCTGGCGCAGAGACTATCTTTGGTCTATTGGATCGTGAAGACTCTACGACACCCGAAGGCGCGACTGAAGAAGAAGAGAATAACTCCAACGAAGAAGAAGAGACTAACGACACTGAAACTTCTTCCGAGGAAGACAACGAGGATACGAACCCTGAAGAAGAGACTAGCGAGGAAGAGTCCAATAGTGAGGGTGATGTCTATACCATTAAACTTGATGGTGAAGAGATTGAAGTCTCAGAGGACGAACTTCTAAACGGTTATCAGAGACAGGCAGACTATACTCGGAAAACTCAGGCACTTGCCGAGGAATTTAAATCTATAAGCTCTGAGAGAGAAGCTCTCCAAACAGAACGTCAACAGTACGTTGAAGCTCTGGAATACCTTAAGTCTAATATGTCAACAGAGGTTGATAAGTTTGAAGGTGTTAACTGGGCAGCTTTGAAAGCAGATGACCCTGATGAATATACTCGACAGAGAGTTGAGTATCAGGAAGCTAAAGAGAACGTACAGAAGGTTGAAGTTGAGCAACAGCGAGCCATTACTGAGGCCACCAAAGCTGCTCAAGAGGCCCTTAAAGTACAGATGCAAGAAGAGGCTGGTAAGATTGCGAAGCTCATTCCAGAGCTCAACGATCCTGAAAAGGCTCCGACTATCCGTACAGACTTGAAGAGCTATGCTCTTTCACAAGGACTCTCTGAAACTGAACTGAACAATCTCTTTGACTCAAGGTCTATCAACATTCTCTACAAGGCTATGCAGTTCGACCAGAGCTCAAAGGCTGGTAAGAAACTTGCAGATAAGAAGATTAAGAAAAAGGTTCCGAAGTTTGTTAAGTCGGGTACACCTAACGCAAAGAGTGAAATCGATGCGACTAAGAAGTCAAAGAAGAAAAAGAAACTCAAAGACTCAGGAGACATCCATGATGCTGCTGATATCTTCTTTGACATGATGTAGAGTAAAATTCACAATAACAATAACCAAAATAAGGAATAATAAATTATGGCTTCACAAGCTGTTGTTAATACCTATAACCGTGTAGGTATCCGAGAAGACCTCACAGATGCCATTTATGACATCTCCCCGACTGACACTCCCTTTGTTACCATGGCCGGTACTACCAAGGCTACGGGCACGAAGCATGAGTGGCAGACTGACGCCCTCGCTGCTGCGGGTGACTCGAAGGTTGAGCAGGGTGCTGTTGCGCCGGGTACTTCTGCTGCTGCGACTGTTCGTATCTACAACGAGTGTCAGATCAATGCCAAGGACGTTAGTGTCTCTGGTACTGAAGAAGTTGCTAATAGTGCTGGTCGTAAGTCTGAAATGGCTTATCAGCTTGCCAAGCGTGGTAAGGAACTGAAGCTGGATATGGAGTGGGCTTGCGTTAATACTCCTAACGTCCGAGTGACGGGTGCCTCTGGTACTGCTGGTGAAATCTCCAACGTCTATGCTTACATCGGTAATAACGGTTCAGTCGGTGCTACGGCTGGTGCTGCTGCTACTGGTGACGGTACAAACGTTATGACTGGTGGTGATGATCGTACCTTCACCGAAGCTCTGCTTACTGATGCTATTCAGGACGCATGGGTGGACGGTGGTGATCCGCGAGTCATCATGCTCTCAGCTACCAATAAGGCTCTCTTGACTGCCTTTACTGGTCGCTCCACCAGCGCTTCCACGAATACGGACGCTTCGACTAAGAAGATCGTTAACGCTGTTGACATCTATGTCAGTGACTACGGCGATCTCTCTGTTGTGCCTAACCGCCAAATCCCCACGGGTGCTGGAAGTAACTGCCTTGTGCTCGATCCTTCGACTTGGGCTGTTGCGATGTATCGTCCCTTCAAGACTATCGACCTTGCCGTCACTGGCGATTCGGTGGGTAAGGAACTGCTCGTTGAGTGGACCCTTGAAGGTCGTGCGCCGAATGCTAATGCCAACATTGCTGATCTCAGCACCTAGTAGCATTAGCTAAAGTATAGCGGAGTAGTTGTTTATGCCCGAAGACACAACAAGACTTGATACCTTCAAGAAGCTTACCACAGTTAATACTGATGTAACTCAAGAAGGTGATGAATACGTAATTAAACGTAGTCAGGATGTGTCGGGTATATTAGAGGACAATAAAGAAGCCTTTAACAACTACTCCGCGAATACTAAAGAGGGAGGTATGGGGCGGCGTATAGCTTCTGTGCCTTTCGTGATTGTTGAGCAGTGGCTCAAAGAGGGTATCAATGTTATGAATCCCTCAGAGAACGATAGAGTTAAGATGATGGCGAAGCTCAATAGCAATGAATACCAGTTTCTACGCACAGCACCAGGACATTACTAATTATGGCTCTTGCAACCTACAGTGATCTTAAGACAGCAGTAGCTAACTGGTTAGAGAGGTCTGACCTCACTGACCGTATACCAGACTTCATAGCCTTGGCAGAGCGTAGAGTGTACCGTACACTCCGCATCCCTCCTATGGAAGCTGTGACTTCATACAACCTTAATGCAGCGACTGGTAAGTTCGCACTGCCCGATACGTTCTTAGAGGCTAAGGCAGTAGCTTTGAACACCAGTCCAGTACGCACACTTGAGCGTAGGTCTTGGAAGGAAGTAAACTCCTTCAAGAACGATACGGACGCCACAGAAACTAAGCCCATCTACTTTGCTAGAGAGGGTTCTAACCTTATCTTCGGGCCAGCAGCGTCTAGTGCCTACGAAGTTAATATGTATTACTGGGGAGAGCTTCCTCCTCTCAGTGACTCAAACACAACTAATTGGTTTATGACTAATGCGCCTAACTTGTTTCTCTATGCGAGCTTGGTAGAAGGTTCAATCTACCTGCATGATGAGGTTATGGAAGCTAAATGGTCAAAGAGACTCAACGAAGACATGGCCGAGATACAGAGTATGTCAGATACTGCCGAGTGGTCAGGTAGTGGTTTAATGGTTAAACAGGGGTAGGTATAGACTATGGGTAATGCTTCATTTTATGTTACCTCTTCTGAGGACACAGTAGGGATTGACTGGAAAGGTACTTGGGCTACAAGTACTGTGTACGCTCTCAATGATGCTGTGTATGAGAGCACCAATGGGCAGAGCTACCTGTGTGTTGTTGCTCATACCTCTGGTACTTTCGCCACTGATCTCAGTAACTCTTACTGGGAGTTGTTGGTGCAGAAAGGCGCTGATGGCGCTGATGGCGCTGATGGTGTTGACGGTACTGGATCCGGTACAGTAACCAGTGTAGCTACAGGTGGGTTAGCTACTGGAGGGCCTATTACAGCTACTGGGACTGTCACAGTTACTAAGGCTACAGGGGCTGAGATTGATACAGGAACCGATGATACCAAAGCTGTAACTCCAAAGGCAGTCACTGACTCGACGATCTTGGTGGATGCTGACATCGGTGTCAATGTAGCCGCAGAGTCTAAGAAGGACTTTGGTGATTCCGGCACAGAAGCTGCTGGTATCGACATTGGAGGAGTCACATATACTTACGGCCTTCGTGTAAACGATATTGGGCTGAATACTCCTGCTGAGTTTATTATCCATCGACATAGTACGACTCTTGAGCCTACAGTTATTGGTGCAAGGTCTAACAGTGATACTACAGGTCATGCCGCTATAACAGCTAGTATGCCTCTACTCACTACCTATGGCGCAGGGTGGACAGGCGCGGAGTACAACCTGTTTGGGGCTACTAAGTATATGGTGGACTCTACAGG